AGGTTGAACATTAAGAACATGAAGGTCTTTGCCGACACCCGCAAGATGTCCCATGAAGAATGGCTGGCGTCGCGCAGGAACGGCATTGGCGGGTCGGACGCAAGCGCCATCCTTGGCGTGAATCCGTACAGCTCGCCGCTCAAAGTCTATCTGGACAAGATCGGCAAGAGTGAGGACAAGGAAACCAACGAGGCCATGCGCCAGGGAACTGACCTGGAGCAGTATGTGGCGGACAGATTCGTGGAGGCTACTGGAAAGAAGGTTCGCAAGTGCAACAAGATACTCCAGCACCCGGAATATCCGTGGATGCTTGCCAACATTGACCGGGACATCGTGGGGGAAAACGCCGGTCTGGAGTGCAAGACGACCTCCCCGTATTCCAAATTCAAGTTCGATGAGGGTGAGATCAACCCGCACTACTACTGGCAGTGCATCCATTACATGGCCGTGACCGGCGCGGACAGGTGGTACGTGAGCATCGTGGTGCTCGGAAAGTCCCATCATGTGTTCTGCATCGAGCGGGACGAGGCGGACATCGCGACGCTGATCGAAGCTGAAAAGGACTTCTGGCTGAACCACGTTGAGCCGAAGGTGCCGCCGCTCCCGACCGGCAGCGAGGCGGACGGCGAGGCGCTGAACGCGCTGTACCCGGCGGCGGAGGAGACCGAGGCTACGATGGCGCTGGACGGGCTGGAGGATCTGCTGAACCTGCGGGCCATGAAGGTGACGCAGCGGGACGCGCTACAGGCGGAGATCGACGGCATGGACCAGCAGATCAAGGCCGCGATGGGGACGTTTGAAAAGGGCGTGAGCGAGAGCTGGACGGTGCGGTGGACCAACACCGAGAGCAGGAGGATCGACACAAAGGCGCTGAAGGCGAAGTACCCGCAGGTGGCCGAGGAGTGCATGAAGGTGACGGCGGGGCGGAGGTTCACGGTCACAAAGGTGGATGCGGGGGATAGCGGATGAAATACTTTTCGGATTTGACACGACAGAGAATGTCGGAAGCCGCCAAACGAAGGTGCGACGACGAATGGAGAAAACGGCAATCCGAGATAAAAGCCACCGCACTTGATACAGATAAGGTCAAGACGCTTTATGAGAGCGGAATGACACAGGCGGAGATCGCCGCGGAGCTGGGCGTGACACAAAAAGTCATATGGCGGCACATGAAAAACCACGGCATAGGCGCAAGGGTTGCGGCAAAGCGGGACCAAAGCGGAGCAATCAACCACATGTGGAAGGGCGGAAGCGCGTCGTACAAGGCGTTTCATGTTCGTCTGAAAAACAAATATGGCGCGGCTAAAGATTTGGGATGCTCGGTTTGTGGAAGAAAAGACGATGGCACCAGATACAACTGGGCAAATCTGACAGGACATTACGGCGATATGAACGATTATGCGCCAATGTGTCTTTCGTGTCATAGAAAATATGATGCAAAACGTCGGAGGGAATTGCAATGCAAAACAATGGACTTACGTTAGGAAGTCTCTTCGATGGTGTGTCGGGCTTCCCGCTTGCGGGGTTACTGAATGGCATTGAGACAAAGTGGGTGTCCGAGATTGAGCCGTTCCCTTGTAAAGTGTCAGCCGCAAGGTTTCCAAACGCAAGGCAACTTGGCGATGTTACAAAGATCGACGGTGGGGCGGTGGAGCCGGTGGACATCATCACATTCGGTAGCCCGTGCCAGGATTTGAGCGTCGCAGGGAAGCAGCTCGGCATACACGAAGGCCAGCGGAGCAACCTGTTCTTCGAGGCCGTGAGAATCATAAAGGAGATGAGAGTAGCCGATGAGCGCATTGGCAGGACAGGTAAGCATATTCGACCTCGGTTTGCCGTCTGGGAGAACGTCCCCGGAGCGTTCAGCAGCAACAAAGGCGCGGATTTCAAAGCCGTCCTCGAAGCACTCGCAGGGGTGTGTGAAAACGGAGTGGATGTGCCTCAACCTAAGAAATGGAATACCGGGGGGGGTATTTTGGGAAACGGTTGGAGCATTGCCTGGCGGGTGTATGACGCTCAATACTGGGGAGTGCCCCAGCGTCGCAAGAGAATCTACCTTGTCGCAGATTTTGCAGGCGAACGCGCCCCGGAAATACTATTTGAGCGCGAAGGCGTGCGCGGGGATATTGCGGCGGACAGAGAAGAGGGGGAAGGAACTGCCGCCGATGCTGAGGGAAGCGCTGGAGGAAGCGGTGGCGTTAGATGCCTGAATCCGTGGGATTCGCAAAGCATACACCAGTACGACGTGAACGGCGTAGCGCCGAACATCAACGCGAACAGTCACGGCGGACAGAATCGTTGGGGCGTGTGTTATCCAGCCGCTTTCATGGGCGGTCAGGGTGCGAAGGCAGGAAGCATCGCCTGGGCCGATGACGGCACCACCCCGACGTTGAGGGCCGCAGAGAGCGGGTCGAACTAGGTGCCGGATGTGTGTTATGCCATACAGGGCAACATGGTAGACCGAGACACCAACCAGAATGGCCCCGGTTACATGGAGGACGATTTGCCGACGCTGAATACGGTGGACAGACATGCGGTTTGCTGCCCGGAAACGGCCCGTGCGCTGACGGCGCGACACGATTCCAGCCCGTGTGTGGATCGTGGGCAGAATGTGGTTGCATACAAGCAGACGGGATTTGCAGGATATGACGAGGGATGCGGCACCCTACGCGCCAACGGCGGAGATGTTGGGGGGGTACAGAGAGCATCGTTGTTGAGCGTACTCTGCTATGAAGGTCAAAATGTTTGCACTGATTCGGAAAAGGCTTTCACGTTGCAGGCAGGCAGACCGGATCAGCAGCACATACCCACTGTAGTTTACGACGCAAGAGGCAACGGCGACGGAGATATCGCGCCGACCATGACGGGACACCATAATGCGAATATCAGCGATTATACGGCGGTAGTCGTGGAGAGGAACGATGAATGAAGTGCGTATACCCGAAAACGACGGGGTGTTTGTGCGCGAGGATGAGCGCGGGATTCAACGGGCAGGATGCAATGAACGACATGCTTGTCGTTATGCAAATTATACAGGGGGGGGTATAGCGGCAACGCTCGACGCCAGCTATTACAAAGGCCCTGGGGCGAGGAATGGAAAGGAGCGTGAGTTCTTGGCGATAGAGAATGAGCAGCCGCCCCGCAAGTACATCGTGCGCCGCCTGACGCCCACGGAGTGCGCGAGGTTACAGGGCTTTCCGGATGAGTGGTGCGAGGGGCTGGGCGGCAGCGACAGCGCGATCTACAAGGCGTATGGAAACGGACTGGCGCTGCCGTGCGCGTATGACGTGATGCAGAGGATAGCGCGGTTTGTGGAACGAGAGAAGGAGGAAAAGCAAGTTGGATGACAAGGCATTGAAGATCGTTCGGGATTACATCATCGAGCATCTGGACAAGAGCGACCAGACGCCGACCTTTGAGGTGTACATGGTCTGGAAGGCCAAAGTGCTTCAGAACTGGAAGTACCTGATCTCCAGCACGCTGTTTGACGGCATGTACTACGAGCTGACCTACAACGGCGATAAGAAGGAATGGTATCTCGATGCCTACAAGAAGTTCGAGAACCGTGTGATTAAAGGGGAATGATTCGATATGAGAATACTCAACGCCAAGATCACAAAAGTCTCCATTTCGATGGCTGACCATGGATGTCTGACCTACGAATTAACGCTGGACATGGGTGGCGTGGGATGTGTCTATGGCGGCATTGTCATCGGGAAAGGGTATCTCGGTGCCGATCACTTTGAGGGTTTCTCAAAGGGCATGGAAGCGCTCATGCGGATCATGGATGTCATCGGCGTCGAGCGCTGGGAGGACATCGAAGGAAAGTACTGCCGTGTCGTGTCTGATGGCTGGGGCAGCATCATCAGCAAAATAGGCAATATAATCGAGGACAAATGGTTCGACCAGAGAGCATTTTTTAGCGAGGAGGATTAACAGATGGAACAGACGACGATCAAGACCCCGAAAAAGACGGCGGCGCTTGCGCCCAAGGCGACCCAGGCGGTGGCGAAGAGGCAGGGCACGGTGGTGGACTACCTGAACAATGGCAAGTTCCAGCAGCAGCTTGCGGCGGCGCTGCCGAAGTTCTTCGACGGTGACAGGTTTGTGCGAAGCGCACTGACTGAGTTCCGGCTGAACCCGCAGTTGGCCGAGTGCAGCGTGCCGAGCGTGCTGGGCTACTTCATGCAGGCGGCGGCATGCGGTCTGGAGCCTGCCAGCGCCTTGGGCCAGTGCTACCCGGTTCCGTTCAACAACAAGAAAACCGGGCAAAAGGAATGCCAGTTTATGCTGTCGTACAGGGGGATGCTCTCCATCGCCCGTCGCTCCGGCGAGATCGCGTCCGTGGTAGC